TTATATTCCGCACAACATTTTTTTGCTCGAAACGGACGACATCGTTTCGGTGTCTAGTATCAATAGTGATACTACGGGTGAGGGCGGTTTTGATGAAACTTGGGCGACTACGGACTATCAGCTGGAACCGTTGAATGGTCTTGTGGGTGGTCTTGTGACACCGGCGACACGGGTGCGAGCTATCAGCTCTAAACTGTGGCCTATCTATGAGCCACGCGATATCAATGCGGGGCAGGCTTCAGTTCAGATTGTGGGGGTGTTTGGTTTTGCTACTATTCCGACCGCTATCAAACAGGCAACAATTTTGGCGTCCCTCAGGGCGTACAAAAGGTATGAATCGCCTACCGGTGTCCTCGGGTTCTCAGACGTTGGAGTCGTGAGGGTTGGCCGTTTAGACCCTGACGTTTCTAGACTTATCGACCCGTACCGGAAGGTGAGGATGGCGTGAGCATCACAGAGATGCGCACAGCCCTCGCAACCAACCTGGGCGGTATCAGCGGGATAAGAACCTATGCAGACATTCCTGACAATCCTGCAATGCCTGCCGCCGTTGTACAGTTGCAGTCTGTTTCGTACGATCAGTCTTTCCAGCGTGGCCTTGTCGAATACAGTTTTATTGTGACCGTCATTTTTGGTCGTCTTGCCACAGCGAGTGCCCAAAAGAATTTGGACGCTTTGATTAGTACGGGTGACCGTTCGGTGAAGGCTGCGGTGGAGTCAGATAAAACTTTGGCGGGTAGCGCGTATGACGTAAGGGTTACTGAGATGAGTAACGTGCAGTCCGTTACAATAGGAGATATAACGTATTTGTCAGCGGATTTCGCTGTCACTGTGTTCGCAGACTAAGAAGGAGAATAACGTGGCAAAGTTTGTCGCTACTGATTACAACATCACAATCAACGGGACTAATTTCAGCACAAGCATTGCTGCAGTTACTTTCGACATTAGCGCTGCCGAGCAGGAGGTTACCGCGTTCGGCGATAGCTTTGTGCAGCGTATTGCAGGGTTGAAAGATGCAAGCATTTCGATTGACTGGCATCAAGATTTCGGGGCCGCAAGCGTGGACAGTACCCTGTTCCCACTTTTGGGTACGAACGCTACGGTAACGGTTTCCCCTCTGGGCTCCGTCGTATCATCCACAAATCCTGTCTTTTCTGGTGTGTTTCTCTGCACCGAATACAGCCCGCTGGCGAGCTCGATCGGCGATTTGGCTACCCTGTCCGTTTCGTGGCCTTTGGCTGATGGTGTGATTACTCGAGGAACCGCATAACCTATGAATCCTATAAACCTACAAGTTAAGTTCCTTGACGATTCCACAGCTGATTGTGTTGCGATTGCTGCTGACCTGATTGCTTTCGAGTCCCATTTCGATTTGAGTGTGGCTCGCCTCGAGAAGGAGATTCGGCTTACTCACCTGTTTTTCTTGGCATGGCATGTGCAGACACGTACAGGCCTGACTGCGGAAACGTTCGAGAAGTGGATTGAGTCTGTTTCGATTGTGTCTGAAGGTTTAACCTCAAAAAAATAGGGGGGCTGGGTGAAACTAGCCTTCATTGGGAGATTGCGGCTTTGTCGGTGGAGACGGGGATTAGTCCTCGGGAGCTGATGCAGTTGGATCCGCGAATGTTGTGGACTATGGCTCGATATATTGTTTCGCGTTCGCAGGCTCAGAGTGGTAAGCGGGGGCGGAAGTAGAATGGAAGTATTATGCCAGCAGCTTTCAGTATCAAGCCTCAAGATTATACGGCGATTCTTAAAGAGCTAAAATCCGTCGATTCGGGTTTAATGAACGAGCTTCGGCGCGAACTTCGTTCAGAGTTAAAACCGATAGCGAAAGCGCTAGCGGGGAACGCTCCCGCGAAAAGTCCTCTCTCGGGTTTCACGAAGGGCAGGGGTGGGGAGCTTCCCTATTTGTGGCGGAAACCCACGGCAAGTATTTCCGTTTCGGGTCGCGCGAAACGGGGGCGAACGAAAAGCCTAGTCGCTATCAAATTGAAGCAACCGGCGTTCAACATTCTTGAGCTGGCGGGCACTGTTAACAAGGGTAAGGATAAGGGCGGGATGACTCAGCGCGGGCGAAACCTTGTGCAGGGTTTGCAGACTGCCGGTTATGGTTTGGGTGATGGTGGCCGTTGGGTAATCCCACAGTTTTACAGGCAGGAATCCTCGGTCGCGACGATTGCCGCCAAAGTGTTGTCAAAGTATGCGGATAAAGTAAACCGCAAACTTAAGGGAGGTAAGCGCTAATGGCTATTAGTTTACCTGTTGTTTCCAGCTTTGATCCGAAAGGGTTGCGGCAGGCGCGGGAGGGGCTGGAAAGTTTTGGCGCGAAGTCTGGGCAGGTTGCGGGCGCGGTAGGGAAAGCTTTTGGTGTTATGGCGGTGGCTGCTGGTGCGGCTGCGGCGGGCCTGCTTGTTGCTTCGGTTAAAGCGTTTGGGGAACTTGAGCAGAGTCTTGGGGGCTCGGAGGCGGTCTTTGGCGAGTTTGCGAAAACGGTTCAGGACTCAGGGGCTGCCGCGTTCAAAAATCTTGGAATTTCTCAGTCAGAGTATTTGGAAACCGCAAACAAGATGGGTGCGCTGTTTCAGGGTTCGGGTATTTCTCAGGTTGATTCGCTGAACATGACCCAGGACGCTATGCAGCGGGCGGCTGACATGGCTTCTGTTATGGGTATTGACATGAGCGTCGCAATGGATTCGGTGGCGGGCGCCGCTAAGGGTAACTTCACCATGATGGATAACCTTGGTGTGGCTATGAACGCCACGTCGATCGAGGCTTTTGCGGCAAGTAAGGGCATTACCGACTTTTCGTTTGCGACCGCTTCCTCTGCTGACAAAGCTGACATGGCGATGCAAATGTTTATGGAAAACACTTCCCAGTATGCGGGCAACTTTGCAAAAGAGGCAACAGAAACAATAACTGGTTCGCTAGGCATGTTGAAGGCAGCGTCTAGCTCTTTGCTTGCGGGGTTGGGTGACGCGAACGCTGACGTGGCATTGTTGGCTGACAATGTGGTGACGTCGTTTGAAGCGGTTGTGAAAAACGTTGTACCTATTGTTGAAAACATTGCTGACGCTTTGCCGCAAGCGCTCGGCGCCATGGTGGATGCGGTTGGGCCGCTTATTGGGTCGATTGGTGGGGTAATTATTGGTTTGGTGCCCACAATTATTGACGCGGCAGTGGAGTTGGCTGACGCTTTGTTGCGTGGTGTTGCTGAAACTTTGCCTGAGCTTATGACCATGATGCCCAAAGTCATAACCTCTATGGTCGACGCAATTTTTGAGCTTTTGCCTGTGTTGATTGAAGCCGGTGTTGACACTATTCTGGCTTTGGCTAAGGGTATCGTTCAGGCTTTGCCTGAGCTCATCCCGCAGCTTGTTAACGGTTTGCTTGCGACGGTGGATGCGCTTATCGAGGCGCTTCCTCTGCTTATGGATGCGGGGCTTGAAATTGTTACTGCGTTGATGGAAGGAATACTCGACTCCATTCCGGTTTTGATTGCGGCTTTGCCTGAACTCATACGTTCCATCATTGGCTTTATAACTAGTTCCATACCGATGCTAATTGAATCCGGGTTGAATTTGTTTTTGGCAATAGTGGAAGCTTTGCCTGAAATTATTACCGGAATTGTTGGGGCTATCCCTCAAATTATCGGTGGTTTACTATCGGCCATCCTTGGCTCTCTGCCGCAGCTTATTTTGGCTGGCCTTGAATTGTTCATTGCGCTTGTTGCAGCTTTGCCTGAGATTATTACTGCCATTGTTGCGGCGATCCCTGAAATTATCACTGCCGTTGTGGGCGCAATTATTGAATCTGTGCCAGAGCTTATTGCTGCCGGTAGCGAACTAATTAAGGGGATTTGGCAGGGCATCAACGACATGGCGGGATGGTTGCGCGGAAAAATTAGTGGGTTCTTTGGCGGCGTTGTCGATGACATAAAAAACTTTTTTGGTATCAAGTCGCCTTCAACAGTTTTTGCGGAGATGGGTAAAAACCTGGGGCAGGGAATGGCTGCAGGAATTGTGGGCTCGACTAAAGATGTTGAGAAGGCGATGGATGCGATGATGGTGGCGGGCTCGGCAACACTTCCACCGATGGATGCGATGATGGCGGCGCCTTCAATGGGTGCGGTGATGGCGGTGCCTTCGATGAGTGCTGTGGGTGTTCCTTTTGCGGGTAAAGGCCGGGGGGCTGGCGGCGGACGGTCTGCGGTGGGCGGCGGAAAGAATGTGTATAACATTACTGTGAATGCGGGTATGGGTTCGAGTGGGGCACAGTTGGGGGAGCAGATTGTGTCTGCAATAAAAACGTATGAGCGTTCTTCTGGCCGTGTGTTTGTGGGTGTCTAATGCATGACACTACGGTCGAGGTGGGCCGTGTGCGCGGTTTTATTCTGGACGACCCGGTTGCGGGTGTGTTGGACAACACAGAGTTCCCTTTGGGTGGAGTGTTTTTTTATGATGTGAGCCGTTTTGTGCGCAGTGTGTCTGTGCAGCGGGGGAAGAACCGCCAGCTTGACCGGTTCTCTGCAGGGACTCTCAGTGTTGTTTTAAATAACGAGTCACGCTTTTTTGACCCGTTTGGTGCAACAGAAATTGACCCTATCCCTCGGGTGCCTATTCGTGTGACGTCCGGGTCGGTTGTGCAGTTCACGGGGGTTGTCGAGGATTGGGATTATTCCTACGAACCGGGCGGTCGGTCTTCTGCTTTGGTGAGGGCTGTGGATGATTTGACACGCCTGGCTCGCACTAGTGTGGTGGCTTCTGGTACAGCGACACCTGAGCTAAGTGGGGCGCGGGTA